CGAAAATTATAAAGATCGAGAATTAAAAAGATCGAGAATTATAAAGATCGAGAATTATAAAGATCGAGAATTAAAAAGATCGAGAATTATAAAGATCGAGAATTATAAAGATCGAGAATTATAAAGATCGAGAATTATAAAAGAACGAGAATTATAAAGATCGAGAATTATAAAAGAAATTAAAACATTTTTAAAATAAAAAAATTTTTAAAATTTTTAAATTTATAATTTTAAAAATAAATTTCAACACACACAATAATTGTGTTGAAAAAAATTTAACTTGTAATTCAGGTTCTTAAAAAACAACAAAAACACAGGTTGATTTTGTGGTTAAGAAAACCACTTTTAGGAAGAAAATCTTCCTAATTAGGAAGAAAAAATTCCTAAAAAGTCCTAATTAGGACAAAAAAGTTACTAGATCGAGAAATTAAAATATAAAAGAAAAAATATTAATAATAAATGGAATGCAAATTTTGTAATAATATATTAAAAAATTTAAATAGTTTAAATTATCATATAAAAAATAATAAAAAATGTTTAGAAATACAAAATCAAATCTCTGATAATGTAGATTCTTCATTAACAATTTGTAAGTTTTGTGATAAAAGTTTTACAAAAATAAATAATCATTTAAATATTTGTAAAAAGAAACATTCATCAGAAAAGAATGTTTTAAATGAAGAAATAGAAGAACTAAAAAAAGAAAATCAAGAACTAAAAAAAGAAAATCAAGAACTAAAAAAAGAAATATTAATTCTTAAGGCTGAAAATAATATTTATAAAAAAGATCATGAAACTATTTATGATATTGCTAAACAACCAAAAACAACAAATAACAACATTAATTTAAGTATATATGATGATAATATAATTACACAAAGATTTAGTATGGCATTGAGTAATGTTAAACCATCAGATTTTTATGATGGACAACAATCTATAGGACGAATAGTAGCACCGTGTCTACAAAATGAAGATGGATCTAAATTAATGTATTGTTCTGATTACTCAAGAAGTATTTTCGTAAAAAAAGATAAACATGGAAATATAAACAAAGATATAAAATGTAGAAATCTTGCTGATTTAATAGAACCAATAGCTCTCTCAAAAGCAGACGAGTTAATTAAAGAAGACCTTTTAAAAAGATCTAAATCATACTTGATGAAAAACTTGATAGAACGAATAAATAAAAGAAATAAAGATATAGAAATGTTAGAACAAACAATTATAGGTTTTGATAAAAAATCAAATGACTGGATGTATTATAATAATATGATATTAAGTAAAAAACATGAAAACGAAAAAGATGAAGATGAAATATTTAATATGAAAAATGATGGAATATTGATTGAAGATAATTTAAATACATATGATCCAAAATTAATAGACGCTGTTGATGATATTAAGGAAATGAAAAAAGATACAACAAAGTTTTCAAAAACATTATCAGAATTTGTTTAATTTTTTTTTTATTTATATTAAATAAAAAATGAAATCAATTAAAGTAAGAAAGTCTCGAAAGTCAGTTAAAGTAAGAAAGTCTCGAAAGTCATTGAGAAAGTCAGTTAAAGTAAGAAAGTCTCGAAAGTCATTGAGAAAGTCAGTTAAAGTAAGAAAGTCTCGAAAGTCATTGAGAAAGTCAGTTAAAGTAAGAAAGTCTCGAAAGTCATTGAGAAAGAATTACCGAAAATATGTAAATAAAAAAGATGGTATGGATTATATAAAAAAAGGATATAAATCTGTGAAGAATTATATTCAAAGAAAACGAATACCAGCAAGCCGTGAGGTAAGTTTGAAATCACCAACAACACCAATTTTCAAAAATGTATCACGTATTCCCTATATGTTTCCTAACATAACTGATTATTTAGACAATGAAGATAAAAAAAAACTTAGTACAGTAGATAAAGAACTTTATAAAAATAATATAATAATGTATCAAGATGATTATAATGTAAAAGATTCGAAAAAATTTATTAATAAATTTTTAAAATTAACTGACGAAAAAAAAGATATGTGGATGAATATATGGAAAGAACGTAAACATAAAATTAGTTTAAAATTTAATCAATATATTCCAGAATTGTTAGAAGTTTTTAGTTATTTTGATGAAGATTTAAAAAGTTTAATTACTTTAAATTTATCTGATTGTAATCAAATTAGAGATGTAAGTGTATTTAGCGGTGTTTATAATTTAGATTTATCTGGTTGTTATAGAATTACAGATGTAAGTTCACTTGGTGGAGTTCATACTTTAAATTTATCTGGTTGTAATAATATTACAGACGTAAGTGCGCTTGGAGAAGTTCATAATTTAGATTTATCTTGGTGTTTTGGTATTACAGATGTAAGTATGCTTTGTGATGTTGAAGAATTAATTTTAACTGGTTGTAATAATATTGTAAAAGGTTGTTAAATTTTATAACTTATTAAAGTTATAAAATATCTATCTTAAACAGCCATAGGAACTCTTATCGATTTATCCGGAAAATACCCTATTAATTCAAAATCATTCGCATCAATTTCTCCCCAATCTTTACCAATAACTGAATCATCTACCAACATTTTTGGACAACATCTTGGTTTTCTTTCCATTTGTTCCTTAACAGCTTCTAAATGTGTGTTGTATATATGACTATCCCCTACTGTATATATAATATCTTTTGGTTTCATACCACATTTTTTAGCAAGGATATATGTAAGAATTGTATAACTACATATATTATAACAACTTGCTAAAAACGTATCCGAAGACCTCATATAAAATTGACAACTCAAGTATTTCTCATTATCTATCTCCTCTACATAAAACTGCACCAAAACATGACACGGATTTAATGCTGTCTTATCAAAATCACTTGGGTTCCAATAACTAAACATTATACGTCTTGAAAACGGGTCATTTTTTAGCAAATTTAATACATATTCTAATTGATCAATTCCACCTGGATGTTGTTCAATCTTTGAAGTATCAGAATATTTTTCATCATACTCTGCTCCTTGAAATCGCAACTGCCAACCATAACCTGCTCCAAGTGTACCTTCAGAATAATGATACAACCCTCTTTTATCCAAAAAATCACGAGATGTATTACCATCCCATATTTTAATGTTCTTTCTCTGTAAAATCTTCGCATCAGTATCACCTCGACAAATCCATAATAATTCTTCAACGATAGTTTTAAAAGGAACGTATTTAGTTGTCATAATAGGGATATTACCATCAGAAATATCAAATCTTAAGGAATTCCCGAAATAGGATATTGTACCAACATTAGTTCTATCAATTCGTGAATTACCTTTTGCCAAAATTGTATCAAATAACAAGAAATACTTATAATCGTTTGAAACATTATATTCTAAATGAATATATGTAATTATACGATATTCACATGTTTTATCTGCGTTTGTGTATTTTTCGGAATAATCAACAATTTCATACTCGTCATTTGGTGGGTTGATGAATGTATCTGGTTCTTCTATTTTATAATTTTTTAATGTTTTAACTTCTGTTAAGTAAATCATATCATATTCATTTTCAAATTGTGAATAAATTTCGGCACCTCCAATAACAAAAACATTGTACTCAAATTTATAAAAATTTAGAAAAGTATCCATTGTAATATAATACAAATTTTTTGTGAAATCTATAACATCATCCACGATTAAGTCTGTATTATTTGTCAATACTAAATTAATACGATTCTTTAGAGGTTTAAACTCAGTAGGTATAGAATCGTATGTTTTCCTGCCCATTAATACAATATTCTTATTATCTTTTGAAGTAATATTCCTAAAAAAAGTCATATCATCTTTAAGAGAAAATAATAATTGTCCTTTAGAACCAATAGCTAGTTTATCTTTATGTCTAGTTACACAACAAATCATATTAAGAGGCATTTTGTTTAATTTTAAAAAGTTAAATTTAATTTTAAAATCATTTTTATTTTTTTCTTAAATAAATTCATTGTAAATTTCATCAACTGGTTTAACAAATCCCGACATTCTCATCTTCGTTAATCCTACTTGTGCACTTTTTTGTTGTGCATCTGCTTTTAAAGATGCAACACCTTCTGCTAATTTAAGTCTTTTACCATTATGTTCTTGATATAATATCGATGTTGTTAATTTAGTTTCCATATTTTTTGTTTCTTCATATTTTAAGACGCCAATATTATCTTTACCGTAATGATCAAATAATTCTTTTATACGAGTTTTTGCGTCAAATAAATCTTCATATCTAAGAGATATATTAATATTATCAAATATTTTAGCTAAGATATCGTAAACGATAGCATAGCCGACACCATTCCTAATTTTAGTATCTAATAAATACTCAGTTGCACCAATAAATGCCTCGAAAGAATCTTCTAATAATGATTTCTTCTTTGTATTTCTTTCTTCTTCTGATGCACTGATATAATCCCAAAAACCTAATTCGTCGGCAATTTTTGAAAATGTTTGTTTAGAACCATAATTGATTCTTAAACGTGCAACGATTTTAACTGCTTTTGAACATTTTAATTTTGGGAATCTATTATACATATAACATACTATAAATTTATTAGCTGTTAAATCACCCAATTGTTCATAGACCTCATAATTTCGTTCAGAATGTGCAGTGTTTGAAGTAAATGCATTATCATATTCTTTCAATGATTCCTCGTTTGTAAGAAGATCAATATATATTTTTTTTAATTTCCCAATTGATAGAAGTTTGTAAATAAAATTCCTGAATACAACATTACGCGGTGCGTTAAAAACAACAATTTCATCATTTTCAATCATATTTATTATCTATATTTTATGTTTATAGATAATAAAAAAAATCAATTTTTATTATATAAATTTAAATTAAAAATGTCAAATTCTTGTAATAATTGTAACATCCAGAATTCGAATCCAAGTATCAGTAATAATTCAGGTTTTTCAATAAATAAAATAAATCCACCTAGAAAAAGATACAATCCAGGTTCAACAGACTATGGACATCTTGACGTTAAAACAGCATCTGTTATTAAAAAAATATTAAATGTACCACAACAATCATCTTTTGGTTCAGATTCAGGAGGTTCTAATAGTTCATCATCAAGACAAGCAGCAGATGCTAAGACATTACAAGCAATTAGTAAAGTTGTTAATGTCGATACAAATATCATTGATATAGATGCAGCAGCTAATATGAGAAATTTAGCAAATCAAAGATTAAGACAAATGGCTTCAGATAATCTAGATACATCGAATAAAGCAGTTATAAATTTAGGTAGAGTTATAAATAAAATTGATCAAGAAGTAGTAAAAGTTGATGAAAAGGATGACAAAAAAAAGATAAATACATATAGAAACTCAAAGACGTATGGAACTTTATTAGCATCATCACCACAATTTAAAGCTAAATTCAATTCTCTCTCGAAAAATATAATTCCTAAACCTGAAATTCTAAAAAAAACAGATATTCCAGATGTATTTGATGGACGTGTAGTATGGAAAAATTACATTAAGCCTGTAAGAGCACAAGGATTATGTGGTTCTTGTTGGGCATTTGCAGGTACATTTGTATTACAAAGTCGTTTATCAATAATTACAAATGGGAAATATAATTATGATTTATCTCCTGCAAAATTAGTATACTGTAGTATATCTATCGTATCGAATGAAAATCAAGAAATTAAACAAAAATTATTGAAGGGAATACCTTATGATATTAATATAGATACTAATAAAAAGAACGAAACTTTTGGTTGTTCGGGTGAAACATTGATAAACACCTGGCAGTTTTTATACCGTGTAGGTGTCCCAGAAGATTCATGTTTATCTTACGGTGATCAAGAAGATGATGATAAAACTGTAAGCAATAATTTAACATTGACAAATGAAATAAATCAAACATGTTCAGAACTAACAAAGAATAGTTATGATTATTGTCCGACAAATAAAAAAATTATGGTTTCTCATAAAGCAGGTGGATATTATTATGTTAAAGGAGAATTAAATATTAGAAAAGATATATATCATTGGGGACCTTGTACAACAGGAATTATGTTATATCAAGATTTTATGGATTGGGATGGTATTGGTATATACGAATGGGACAAAAAATCTGCATCTGTTGGTGGACATGCTGTAGTTATTATCGGATGGGGTGAAGAGAATGGTAAATTATATTGGATAGTAAGAAATAGTTGGGGTGAAGAATGGGGAGATAAAGGATATTTTAAAATACTGAGAGGTGTAAATCATTGTGAGATTGAAGAAAATGTGTTCGTAGGATTCCCGAATATTCCCGGAGTTCGTAAATTTATAGAACAACCAGTCCTATATCAGAAGGATGATTTTATTGCTAAGTATTTATGGAATATACATGATAGTGGTTATAAACATACTACATATGAAAATCTTGCTCTAGGAAAAATAAATGTTGATATGATTACGAAAGAATTATATTCTGTAGACTCAATTCCTAATTTAAAGACATTTATTGCAGGTAAGATGAAAATAATTAAAGAAGGATATAAAAAAGGATGTAGAAATAATAACACATTTTCAATTATTATTTTTTTATTAATAATTATTTTATATTTTATTTAATAAAAATGCCTGCTAAACCAGTCGTATTAGTATATATAAAAGAAGGTTGTCCTTTTTGTATAAATGCAGAAACTTTATTAAAATCGCGAAATATAAAATACGAAAGAATTGTCTATGCTAATTTGACAGATAGACAAAAAACTAATGTTATGAAAAAAATTGGTTCAGACTATAGATTTTATCCTAAAATACTTGTAAATAATGTATTTATTGGAGGTTATGATGACTTAAAGAAGATGTTATGATGAACATATACACTTTGTTTCTATAATATTACAATCATCACATATGCTTATAAATTCAAAAGTATTTATAATGTCAGTATTAATATCATCATTTTCTTCTATATCAAATTCTATATTCAACTTATTATTTTCTATAAAAGTTTCATCTGTCGTTGAAATAGTCTTTGATGAATATTTATTTTCAAATAAGATTCCAATTATGTTATTTATATCATTATCATCTAAATTTAGAATCTTCTTTTCAGTATTTAAGATATTATATAAAATGCATTTTTTAGTGTTGTTTTCAATGTATTTATTAAAAACTAATTGAAGCATGTGGGTAGTGCTTAATTCTCTAGAACATTTTAGTTCATATATATTCGTATTACTATTACAATCAATAATACCAGTCAAGTTGTAAATAATATCTTTGTACTTATAAAATCTATTTTTACTTATCTCATATCTTATTTTTTTATTTTTTAATAACACATCTAGATTCTTGATGAGTTTATTTTGAGTTTCTTCGTCAATCCAATCAAAATCTAATATCTGTCGTATTCTATGAATAGTTTTATGCAACATATCCAAATATAAAGTTGCTAATTTTAAGAAAGATGAAATTTGTAATTTATTCAAATCTTCTATATCATCAAAAAAATCTTTATATTCATCAATTAAATCTGTTTTTTTTTCTTCTAATTCTTTAGTAATACATCTGAGAATTTTACATGTATTATTAATCTTATATTCATAAAATGAAGTTATAGCTATACTATTAATAGATGATACATCTTCATACAAATCAGAATATTTATTTTTATATGTAGAACTAATAATGATTTCACTATCTTCAATCATTTTCGTTGTAATCGTTTTATTTTCTAAAATTTTCTCAATATCATATAAGTTCTCAGGTGTCATATATTTAAACTCGGTAACCTTAATTTCTTTATTTTCCTTTTCTTCTCGTTCTTCATTTTTTTTATTTTCATATGTAACATCAAATTCTGGTATATATGTTATATATGGGTTCTTAATATTCCTGAAAAATTTAAATGGTTCTCCACATTGTATTAAAAAAAGATGTTCTTTTGCTCTTGAACATGCAACATAAATTGTATTAGGACATACTTCATCATTTAAATTTTTAGCATAGTATTTAAAATAAGATTGATCGAAATTAAAAACAAAAACTACATCACGTTCACGGCCTTTAGACGATTGGAAAGTTGAGAAACATATTTTACCTTTCATTACATTATCATTTAACTCTCCAGTATCAGTTTCTTGTAGATAGACTGGATATTTGTTTAATACTAATTTGTTTAATAATTTAATATGTGAACCACTTCTTAAACTTGGAACTAAAATAAAAATATCATCATACCTATATCCTCCTTTGTTAATTAAATTTTCTATTTTCCTAAAAATAAAATTAATATCTGGATATTGATTTCTTAATATCCATACATTACCACCAGTTTTGACAACGCCATCAATTCTATTCTCGTTTGAGATTAGATTCAGTAAAACTTGAATAGGTTTAGTTATTCTATATGATGTTTTAAGACTAATTCTGTCGAATTTTAATAATGGTAATAGCTTATCAATCATCGTGAGATACCTATGGTCAGAATTTAAAAACTCGAAAACGGATTGATTTTTATCACCTACAAAAACGAGTTTCACTTTATGCTGTTGTTTTAATATCTCACATAACACTTTCCATGTATTTTTATTAATATCTTGTGCCTCATCAATTAATATTATATCGTATTGATTGACTTTCAAAGAATTTAATGATTTTTCATTTATATCATACGTTTTGTTTCCATAATTATAAATCATTGAATGATAACTATGAATCTCTAAAAATTCGTCGTATTTCTTATTACTTTCCCGTATTTCTTTTTTTAATGAACTACTGAATGTAATTAACAGAGATTTCTTATCATATAATTCATGATTAATATAAGCTATAAATTTACATATCGTTGTCTTCGAACCACCTGGTGGAGTTTCAATAATCAAATGAGATTTTAAAGATTTTAATAATGTATTAACTTGTTCATAATTTACATTGTGTTTTATATTACTATAATAATTAGTTATTGACTCATGCAACATGTATATATTTATTATATATATTTAAATAAGAATCTAAATTAATTATTTAAAGACAAAAATAGTGTAAGAAAAAAATGTCAGTAATACAAAAATTATATAAATTGTCAAAAATAAAACAATTAATTGATTTGAATGAAAATATTATTAATTTTGAATTAAACTTCAAAATTACAGCTATAAATGGTGAAAGTTTCTTTGCTGCTGTAACTACACAAGAAGCTTTGGATTCAGGTGAAAATATAGATTATCAAACAGTTGATGGAACTATTTCAGGTAATATTGTATCTGATGAAAATATATTTAAAAATTATTTTCTTTTACTGAAATCAGATGAGCCTGTAGAAGTTGAAGTTTTAACAGAAATAAAAGAAATACCACCTAAACAAAAACCTCCACCACCACAAATGATTCAACAACAACAACCACCTCCATCATATCCAAATGATATGATGGTTGAAAATTTTCCTAAGAAGAAAAAGAAAAGTTTTTTTACAACTTATAATATAATATTGGTTGTTATAGGTTTTAGTATATGTGCATATTTAGGTTGGTTATTATATAAATACTACACACAGCAACAACAACTACCAACAGTTGTTGTAAAAGAAAATAATATTGAAAATTTATTAGATGGTAAAATTAATAACATTGAAAATATATTAGATGGAAAACTCAATGAACTAAAACATACAACTGAAAAAACAACTACCAACATTGAAAATTTACTAGATGGAAAAATTAATAAATTAAAAGAAAATTTTGATGGAACGACAAGCAACATTGAAAATATATTAGATGGTAAAATAAGTAAATTAAAAGAAAATTTTGATGGAACGACAAGCAACATTGAAAAAAACATTAATACATTGAAAGAAAATTTTGATGGTACTACTAGCAACATTGAGAATATATTAGATGGGAAAATTAAAAATTTAAAAGAAAATTTTGATGGAAAAGTTGAAACGATTGGTGATAAATTATCAGATTTGAATGAACAAATGAAAGTTTCACTCACTAAACAAAGCGACGGTATAAAGTCTAATATTCCACTTCAATCTGAAGGTATTAAAACTTCTTCATTATTATCAAAATTACAAAATTTAAAGATTAAATCTTAGAAATAAAATGAATAATGCCGATTAAAAAAGAAATAATATACCCTATATTTCTTGAATGTTTTGAATACACTACGGATAGTTTTTGGGAAAATATATTTGAAGACCTTTCATATGGTAAATGTCCTTATGGTACTTATATAAATAAAAATTTTTTATGCTGTAATTACAAAGATAAAGAGTTTAGTTATAAGATTGAGAAGAAAAACCCTTTACAATTATATACTGATATTTATAATCTGTTTGCTAAGAAGTTAGGTTTATTATCTTCTCGTGATAAATTAAAGAAGAAATTGGATTTTAATAACATAGAGGAAGAACTTAAATTTAATAAAAATAAATGGACTGATATAAGGAAAAAAAATATTAAAGATCTTTTAATAGAAAACTATGTAATTGATATGAAAAACAAATATTCATTATCTAATAAACAATCAAAAAATCTATTGTCTTCTATATTTATAGGAATGATATTCAAAGTAATAAATATAAAAGATATTTGTTATAATGATGGTAAGATTAACAACATAAACGGTATACAGTTTGAAAAAAATAAAATTATTTATGACAAAAATATATATGATTTTGACATCAATTTTCAAAAATGTATTTTAATTGACAAACCTATTATGAGTGAAAATTGGAACAAATATATTTCTAATTTAAAAAAAATTAAAAAATAAAATATTTATTATCAATAAAATGAAAAGAAACTTAATGCTTGAACAAAATATGCGATATTTGAGAAATAAGGGAAGAAGAAGTCCTCTTAAGAGCCCTGTTAAGAGCCCTGTTAGGAGTCCTAAAAGAATGAAGAATAGAAAATTAAATTTAGTTATGGATCCTATAACTCGTACAATATATGAAAAAAGAAGTAGCAGTCGTAAACGTAGTCGTAGTCGTAGTAGCAGTCGTAGTAGCAGTCGTAGTAGCAGAAGACGAAATAGGTTTGGAAGAAGAAATTGGTAAATGAAATTTTTAAGTTGATTTTTAACTTAAAAATTTAATAATTGTCCACAAGATATGTAGATATATTATAAACATTGTTTTGATATGATAATTGATTAGTAAAAAAAAGTTTACTATAAAAGAAAATTATTATATATATTTAAAATATTAATATCATCTTGATGATGTTTATTTTTAATTGCGATTTCACATGCATACTTGCCTATTTTTAATTCTTTTTTAGATTGAAGACATATAATGCTTATTAAATTCCATCTTGTATAATCATAGAATTCATGATTTATTGATGATATTGAACTCTCGTCAGGTTTCTTTAATGTCATTAGCTTGTTTATGTATGGTAATGCTTTCTCGGGTTCACGTTTAGATATACAATATTGCATATAAATTATATATGCGTCAATAAAAGGCATTGCTTTTGTAATATACTTTATAATAATATCTTCATCCATATTACAATTTATCGCACATACACTTATACGTATTAATATTAATTGTTTAGTATGTTCATTGAATTCTTCATCTTTTGTTTCAGGAGTCTCATGACACAAAAGACTATATTTGAACCCATTGTAATAATCATGTTGATTCATATATGTTTGAGATAAGTAATACAAATTTCTTTTTGTTGGTCTTGCATTTAAAAGTAATTCAATATCCTTTTTATATCTTTTTTCAGTAGATAGACCATACTTATCTCTATTTTGAAATAAAGTTATAATATGAGATACATTAACTACTTCTTCTTGTTTTACGTCAATAAATGTTTCATGTACTGGATACAACAAATTGTACCTGCAATTTGAAAGATTTCTTATAAATCTGCAATCATAATGAACTTCGTTATTATTGTTTACGACCCAATGATGTTTGATTAATCCGTATTTATATTTAGAAGGTATTAAATTGAAATAATTTAAATTACCGTTTAATTTTAGTTCATCTCCAGCATCTAATAATAATAAAAATGTTGTATTGACAACTGTCTCTGCGAATTCAATTGCTTCATTCCTACTTTCAGGGAAAGTTTTAAATAAGGTTTCTTTTAAAAAAAGATTATAATGATTTTCAATACATGTTTGTTTGATTATAGGTATTGTATTATCAGTACTTCCAGTATCGAGAATGATTATATTACTAATAATATTTTTAAGGGATAATAGCGTTACTTTGATGCTACTCTCTTCATTTTTTACCATTATTAAAGCTGATATTGACATTTATATAAAAACGATTATTTTTTTAGATTTTTATTAAAATTATTAAAAAATATGATGGAACTTTTCAAGAAAGTGAATCGTAAAAAACCAGTTATATTTGTAGAAGAAAATAGAAAAATATATTTTTTTTATTTTCATAAGTATAGGGTTGTTGAAGATGATAAATATAATTACATATTCATTAAATGCAGTGCGTATGACAATATATTATCTATTCAAAAAATAAAAGAAGCTAAAATAAATGGTAAATTGATGAAATCAAAAATTAATGATTTCAAGGCATAAAAGACTACTTTCTTACATTATTTGGTGAAATTATTTCTGAATCTGATGTTATGTAATCAAATTTTTAACTGTTCTTTTCAATTCATATATAACTTCGTCCTCAATTGGTAATCCACGTATATCTAATTCTTCAAGATTACCAAGCATACTTACATCATTAATTTCATCGCTATCTCGTAAATATAGATTACGAACATTTACAAGTGAACTTACATCCGAAATATTCGGACAATTAATTAAATATAAAGTATGAACTCTACTAAGTGCTCTTACATCATCGATAAGTGTTTCAGATAAATCTAAAATATGAAGTTTACCAAGTATGCTTACATCAGTAAATTCTTGACATTCAACTAAACTCAATTCACTAAGATTTGTAAAATTATTAACAATTGTATTTAGAATAATATCAGTAATACCTCTTATTCTATTTAATGTTAAACTTTTTAAATTTTTGTTTCTTGTAGAAAGTGTTATTAAACTATTTATGTTAATTCGACATTCAGATAAATCTAAATCAACAACTCCAACAAGATTACTTACATCATGTACATCAGTAAAACCTAAATTTAAAGTATGAACTCTTCCAAGTGCGCTTACATCAGTAAAACCTTGACATTCATTTAAACTCAATACACTAATAGTTGTTTCGCGATCTGAACCAGGTCTTGCTGTAAGATTGTTACCAAGTGTACTTATATTAACATCATTAATACCTTGTATTCCATCTAATACTAATCTGTTTAATTTGTTGTTTCTTATAGAAAGTGTTATTAAACTATTTATCTCAATTGGACATCCAGCTAAATCTAAATCAACAACTCCAACAAGAGCACTTACGTCAGTAATACCTCTGCAATAATTTATAATTAAATTATTAACTTGTCCAAGAGCACTTACATCAGTAATACCTTGACAAGAAATTAATTTTAAAGTTGGAACTTTTCCAAGAGCACTTACGTCAGTAATACCTCTGCAACCATTTATATTTAAATTATTAACTTGTCCAAGAGCACTTACATCAGTAATACCTTGACAAGAAATTAATTTTAAAGTCTCAATGTTAATACTTTCTATACCATCAAAACTAGTAATCTTATTACAATTATGTAAAATTAAAGTATTAACATAATCAATATTTGTTAAAAGTTTTTCTAAAAGTATATTATCTATTTCTGAATTATATAGGTTTAAAGTATGAATTTTTTTTTTTAAATGACCTCTTTTCGCTAGTGTTAAGAAAAAAACAAAAGTGTCGTCGAATTCTCTTTCTTTTGTATGGGGTATTTTTGTTGTATCAAATATTAATTCAATTTCATCGAATTTTTCAAGTTCTTTTTTAATAATTTCGTCTGCATTTTTATCATTATTTTTACAAATTTCTTTAAATTTATTTATAAATTTTAAAGTATTTCTTATTTTTGAAAATTTTGAATATATTTTATTATCTCTAAACGTATTATTATTATATTTATTTGCTAAATTAAAAGCTTTTTTACTTTCATTATCTAAAAAGTTAGATAATATATTTTTTCTTATTACTGAATCAGGAATATCATATAAATTCTTATCTCGAATATTTATTCTTTTCTTTAAATCATGTTCAGATACTTTTACTTGTTCAGTATCATCTATTTTTCTTTTCATACCATCAAAAAAATTTCTAGATTTCCTTCTCTCTTTAACTGATTTCCTTCTCTCTTTAACTGATTTCCTTCTATGTTTCACTGATTTCCTTCTCTCTTTAACTGATTTCTTTCTATGTTTCACTGATTTCCTTCTCTCTTTAACTGATTTCCTTCTATGTTTCACTGTTCGCATTTTTTATTATATATTTTATTTTATAAAAAAATTTAAATTTTTAAAATAAATATCGGAGAGTGAAATTTATAATTAGACTTTCTTATATAACAATAAGTAAGCATTTCTTTGAATATAACTATAATTTACATCTTTATCTTTGTGATCCAAATCATTTATTATATAAGATGGATTGCCATTGTCATCGTATATTAATATTATATAATGACCTGAACTCGTAGATTCACCTGTGTGATATATACAAGAATCTATTTTGAACTTTTCATTATTTATAATTAAAAGTTTATTTATTTTGACTCGATTTTTAATTTTTTTAGTTGTCATATTGTATTCAAATCTTTTTAACATAATTAATAAATTGTCTGACGTATTTCTTATTTCCATTTTTTTATAACATTTATCATAGTCTACATCTTCTAATGGTTTTTCTAATTCCTGCATTTCACTATATTTTTCATAACATTCTTGAACATCGTTTGTATTTTTATCAATTGGTAATGATATAAAAAAATCAGATACTTCGTATGATTTTATAAATTCGTGATCGTTTCCACCATAATAATTATTAATTTCTTTATAACCACAATATTCTAGTAAAATTTTCTCAAAAAAGATATTAATAAATTCAACCACGTCTTGTTGTTTATCAAATTTATCTTTAATACCTGATTTATTATTAAATACTCTACCTGAAATTTCAAATAATAGTCCTAAATTTTTAGGTTCTTTCACTTGTTTATGATAATAATAATTTATAATATCTAAAAATACATTTCCTATTTCTAAATATTTAACTTCTTCTATATTTTTTACCTGTTTTAGTGTTTTTCTTAAATATTTGACACCTTCTTTAAAAGTAAAATTATCGCTTACAACTGATTTTATTCTATGCATTAACTGCAACACAGTGTTCATATAACAATAATTTGACATATTTTCTAGTCTTACTACAACAACATCTTTGACATCATCATCATCTTTGACAACGACTTTGTCGTCTTCGTCGTCTTCGTTGTCTTTGTTGTCATGATTATCATCTTCATCATCCTCATCGTCATCAAGGTCTTCGTCTTCATTGTCATCAAGGTCTTCTGCATCTTCGTTGTCTTTTTCTACAACGTTATTAAAGATATATTTATCATTTTGAAATAATAATAAAGAAGTGTATTTGGATTTTCCTTTAATTTTATAACCAATTATTTTAATATCATAAATGTCATCTCCAATATTTTTTATCGGAAACTCTTTTATATTATTATAATTAGTATACGAATATATTTTATAATTATATTTTTTTGTAATATCATCTTTTATTTTTTTTAAATTAATCACATTACTAAGATTATTTTTTTTACTATTCCATTGTTCACATAAAAATATTGCTTTCTTTAAAGAATCAGTATTACATGCTATATATGTATTATTATCAATTAATTTGTTCTTAAAAAAATAAGATTTGTCTGTTATAAGTATTTTATTAGAAATCAAATACTTATTTTCTGTTATTGTCTTATTACTTAACATCCATTGATTAGTAAACTCGTAATCTTTAAAAATAGTTTGATTAGGGTATACATCAAAATCTGTTATTTCTAAGTAATAATTATGTATATACTCATAATTATGATAATTAAGAATATTTTCAAAATCTCTTATTATTTTAACCTTCAAAACATAAATTAATCTATTTAAAACTTCTTCAGATTTGACTATTATTTTACCGTTTCGTATAAGACCATTATTCAAACTATATTTCTTGCCGACAATTTCATATTTATAATCACTGTCTATTTCAAAGTAATTTTCTTTAAATTCATTTAAATACTCAAATGATCTTGATTTTAAATAATTATTTTTTAATATAAATTCTGAATACAACCAAAACATATACTCAATAACATATCTTGACACTCTTTTATATTTTATGTATTGTTTAGATACATTATCAATTATATTGTCTTCATCTTTTGATTTAATTTTTATCTGAACTGTAATGTTTGTATTTCTTAATATACCAGAAATAATATGTTTACTTATTACTACTTCTTCAATTTCTAGAATAGATACAATATCATTAATGTCATTATCATTTTCAATAAAGTATATATTATCTATAACATCCTCTTTTATATTTAATGGAGGTAGTGGGCTTGTAAACAATGAAATAATATATTTATCTTCAATTGAGATATTTAATATTCTTGTTTTACCATATACATCTATAACTTGAGATATTATATTTAAATTATTATAAAAATAAGAATAATTATCGTCATAATTAAACACATTATCAACATAATTAATATTATATAATTCTTTTTGTATATGTTTGATTTTCTTAATAATATTAGAATCATTGTCAAAATTTTTGTTAGTAATCTTATTTTTAGAAGATTTGACTATTAGTTCATAATGTGGCTCTTTTTCATAGTTATTTTCGTAAATTATAACACACTTGTTTTCATTGTTAAATTTATAATATTGTTGTCTATGAGTAGGTATTAGTAATGTATCCTTGTTAAAAATATAAATATTGCAATTATATATATTTTCCAATATAGATATATATACATAAGGATTTATAGGTTTACTTGAATTAATTAAATCTTTTATTTCATCTACAGATAAATTATAATTTTCTTGTCTTGAGTAAACTACATTCATTTTCAATTCTTCTATAACATCTTCAATTTCACTAGTTATATTTAATGAATCCATCACTATTTTTATGAAAATATTATTATTTTTCTCAAAACCTTTTCGTAAATATGTATTATCATCATAATCATCAAATAGAGAACTTATATTTTTATTTAACTCTCCATAAACATCCTTATTTAATATTTTATCTGTAATGATTATATTTTGTTGTTTATTTTCAGCACCATCTTCATTTGTTTCAATCGTGAAATTTTTTTCGTAATATTTCTTACTTCTTTGGTCTTTTTTATAACAACATGGAATTAAAGGGAAATTTTTCTGGTTTGGTAATTTCTTGTTTTCCATAACACCTGGGTATTTACGTTCATCATCAAAACATGCAAATTTTAAAGGTGTCTTAGTGTATTTTTCAGGAAAGTTATATTCTTCTGAATTTATAGGATAAGTCATTATCTGATAATTTTTATTTTTTGCTTCTTCAAGTAAACTTTCATCGTTATTCAAAATTTTTAAATTATTAGGACATACACTTGAATAATTATTTACAAAAATATCTGGTGCAAGATTTCTTTTCTCCTGTATTTCAGCTATATTTTGTTTTTTATCTTTTGGTTTATTTTTCTTCTTATTTTCATCTGTTTTAATAAAATTTTCATATTCATCATCAGATAAATATTTCTTATAGAAAGCTACAATGTTGTTATAATTTTTGACGTATATGTCCAATAATTTTACAAATATTAATTGAAACTTTTCAATATCTTTTATATTCGCATTTGATTTTTGTAATTTTATACGTATATTATCATTATCTACTGTAATAATCGCTGTAAATAAATCCGTGTATTTTACAAAATAATACTTTTTTGTTGTTTGTGTTTGTTTTGATTCGTCTAAAGTAAGAAAATTATAAAAATATTCATTTGTCATGACCAAATCTGTAAAAACTTTTTTATTAAACTCTTTTTCTAGTTGTTTTATATTTATATTAAAATAACCTCCTATATTAGTTGAATACATATTATCATATGTTATTTCCATTACATTTTGTATATGATTTAAGATTTCATTTGTTATGTCATACTCATTGTCATCAAATTCATTATCTTCATAATCATCTTCTAAATCATCTACATTTTTCTTAGAAGTGTATTTTTTCCTTGAATAATTAAATTTTAGCAAATAATTTTGGTCTATAATAATATCTATAATATATGAAGTTTTTTTATCTTCATATGCTTTAATTAATTTTAACTCTAAAATGTCTTGATTTTTTATCCATGATTCATCTGGGATATAGTTATTAAGTATCTTGAAATAATTTAAACATGAAGCAAATGGTATAGTATCATTTAACTCTATAGAATTAAATAAATCAAGCAATGATGATATATTTTTATATTTTAATGGTATATTAACTGTCTCTTCATCTTTTATAAATTTATTATATGTACACGTTGGTTCAAAAGAAAAATCCTTAAACAGTTTTTCTGTTTCAATTGTCTTTTTTTTACATTTAACTATGTATTGTTCTATTTCTTCAATTTTTTTTTTCCAATCGTCTATTTTTTTATATTCATCATGTAGTTCATTCCATAAATTTTTAAAATCAACTTTTTTTGGTCCTATGTTTTTTACAAATTCATCTATATACTGTTGACTACCACCATATTCTAATATTTGTATATAATTATCATTTCTTAATAAATATATAATATATGGTTTAGCTATATCATTTAATAAATTCAAATTCAACTTATTAATTATTTTTTTATTCTTAGTATAAAATGATTTCAAATTAATATCATCATAATAATACATTAAATTTTTTAATTCATCTAGAAAATTACCTACATATATATCATTTGTAATATCTTCATCATCCTCATCTTCTTCTTCGACTTCTTTTTCTTCTTCATTTTCTTCCTCTTCATCATCTTCTTCTTTTTCTTCTTCATCGTCTTCTTCATCATCATCATCTTCTACATCATTTTCATCTTCTTCTTCATCATTATCTTCTTCAAAATCTTCTTTTTTAATTTCGTATATGTATTTAGGTAATATTTCTAACAATGATGTAAGTCTAGTAGCTATTGTATTTCTGTCATCTAAATCATATATTTTAAGTTTGAACTGTTTTTTATCGTAATAAAAATTTACAATATCGTTTTCATTCTTCTTTCTCAAATATATAATTTTATTTATAATTTTATCCATTTATTATATTATAAATTATTTTGTTTTTAATTTTAATTTTATATAATAAATGGAAAATTTATGTGTTAAAAATATAAATATAAATCATATTAACAAATTATATAAAAATTTGAAAGTTATAATTGTGTTTGAAAATAAGTTTAACTTTAAGAAAGACACTATATATTTTGATAAGAATTCTTTAAAGATATTAAAATATATTAACTCCGGGACATATGGCGACATACATTTATGTTATTATAATAACAAAATATGCGTTATTAAAAATATAAAACATAATAATATTACATCTAAAGAAACAATAAAATATCTCAATTATTCTTTTTTTAGAGAAAATATTATACATTCATTACTTTATTGTAATATACCTAAATACATTCCACAAATTTATAAAATTGTAAAAGGGATAGATACTTATAAAAAATCTGAATCTATTTTATTAATTATGCAGAAATTAGATTGTGATATTTATAAATTTTTCGAAAATAATAAGAAATCATATAGTAGAGAATTAAACATGATAGGTTTAATAGCTCATGTACTTGACACTTTTCAAAACAAGTTTAAATTGTTCCTTCACAACGATTTACATGCAGGGAATATTATGTTATCGTATTCAGATAAAACTATTAGAACAAGAGTAAGTAAAGATTTTTATCTTCATAATAAATACAAATTATATTTAATAGATTTTGGGTTTTGTTGTGTTAAAATTAATGACCTGATTTGTGTTAATAATAAAAAAATAAATGTATATAATAGAGGTCATGATATGCGATTATGTTTAATTAGTATACTATACCATCTAAATGATAATATTTCTTTGAGATTGAAAATGTGGCTTAAAAAATTGTTTAAACCATACACGAGTACCTCAAAATTTAAAAAATTAATTAACAAAGATATATATAAAGCTCATTTATATTTTTACGATGATGTTTACGAAAATATAGATGAAAATTTTTATCCTGAAAATGTGTTAAAATATATTATTAAAGAACTTAACGCCTTGCGTTCGGTGAAAAATTAAATATTCTACAATTAAAACTTGATTGTGATATAAGTTCATCATATTCTTCTTGACTTATATATTCAAACAATAAAACTTTAATTGAACATGTTTCACAATAGGATAAAGACCCTGTATTGTTTATAGGTTTTAGCTTGTCTTTTTGATTGCATTTAAAACAATTTTCGTTATTATATGAAATTCGTATTTTATTTTCATTCGAATTCTCATTCTTTGGTTTCACTGCTTTCAACATTTGATTTAAAAAAAATATTCTTTAAATCAAATGAATAATGAAATTAATAAATTTTTTAACGAATTCAAAGAATATTTAAAAATGCATCTAGATTCAGAAGACATTGATAATTTATATAACATTTACACATCGAATAACTTAGATGAATACGATATATATTTTCAGCATCTTGACAAATATTTTTATTCTTGTGTAGGTTCTTTACCATATAAATTAGAACATCACGTATATGCAAAACTAGATAAAAAAAAATTAATTGAGCATGCTCTTATTCAAATAAAATTTAACAAAGATTGATTTTATATAAAAAAAATTTTTTTATATAAAATTACAAGGCATATATACAAGTGTGTTTTACACATCATTTTTTAGAATTTATTACGTTTGAAAAAGTTTGCTTTTGTTTCATTTGGATGTTTATATATACAACATTTAGTACCGTTATTTATATACTCGTTTGATATAATTTTAACCAATTTACAATTAGAACCATAACCACAATTGTTTACATTTAGTTCATTCGGATTATGTGCGTATCTACATTTGACTCCATGAGGGCACTTAGTCTTCATTGTATATGATCTACACATTTGTGATTTTTGAACAACAGGTGCAACCGGTGCTACAACAGGTGCAACTGGTGCTACAACAGGTGATGGTACATGTTTTACTTGTTTTTTAATTTCAACCCATGCATTTTTATTTTTATCTTCAATTTCTTCTTTAACTTTATTCGTAATTAACTCAACTGTAACTATAGGTTTTTCTTTTATAATTTCTTTAACTTTATTCGTAATTAACTCAACTGTAACTTTAGGTTTTTCTTTTATAATTTCTTTAACAATTATTACAGGTTTCTCAACAACAACATCAATCTTTATTTCTTCAACCTTTTTCTTTTTTTCTAATTTAATTTTAGAAAATTCATCTTCTAACACAGTCAATTTATTTTTATAACCTACAGTATCTTCTTGCAATTTTTTTATAATTGAAGAAGATGAAGTTGAATTGTTATATTTAAGTCTTTTAATTGACTCTTCATTTTTTGAGATATAAGATTTCATTATTCTTATATCTTCTGTTTTTTTATTTCTATTTCTTATGTACACTGTATTTGGATCTTCTTCTATAAATTTAACATCTTTTTTAATCTTATTTTCTTTAACTTTACCATTATATATTGTACCATTCACTACTATTTTCTTATCAATCAATATTTTAGATAAAGCATAACTAATCTCTTGTGGTAATTTCAATTGCTTTTGTCTTTCAAAATACTGCTCTTTTGTTTCATTTTTATGTAAGAAATTGCATCTAAGATTGCAATTATTATATGTACATTTTAATATGTTTAACTCTTCCATGTTATGAGCAAATTTACATCTATTACCCAATGAACATTTATTTCCAGAATTACACATTCTGGTCTTTACCATGCTTACTTTATCATACTTTACAAATTTTGGTTCTATAGGAATTTCTACTTCTTTTTTATCTGTCTTTTGGTGTTTCTGTTGTAGCCAAGAATTATCGTTCACTATTTTTTTCATAGACAACGTCTTTATTGACAACTCCGGAAAGTTATTATCAATAGGTTGTTGTTTAACTTTTACAACTTCGGAATCGGAATCTGAGTCATCCGAGTCTTCGTCGTATATTTTTTGTTTTTTTACCCAATTCAAATGAGGTTTGACAATATTCATATATTCATTTGTATCATCATTCACTTCCTCTTTAACTGGTACATCTTTTTTTTCATTTATATTCTTTATTTCAGCAATATTTTGAGCGAACTTCAACTTTTTCAAAGATAAAGTCAAGTTTATAGGTTCTTTAAAATATTCTTGTTCGTCCTCGTCTTGAAAGTTGTTGTCTTCATCATATTCATTATCTTCAACATCATTTGAAAAATCCCACGACATAGTTTCCCAATCTTCAATAATAATATCAGTCATTATAATATAATCTGATTTTGATTAGAAAGATAAAAAAATAAATCGTTTTTTTTAAATAATTTAAAAAAAAACATATATATTAATTAAAAAATATGGAAAAACAAATTACTGAAACATTTTACAAAGCTTTTCAAGATACTATAGAATCTAATATTAAATCAGATAAACCAGATTATGTATGGCTTGTAAAATTGTACACTGAAATAAGAGATAGATTATGTAAATATTTTAAACAAGATTCTAAAACATATATACAAATACAAAATAGTTTTGACATTGAGTTATTTAAACAAATGATAGAGAATGATGTATTTGACAGTAATTCAATGATGAAAGTTATTGACACTACATACTATTGGATAGAAAAATTACAAGCTCCTATCAGAGATAAAAGTACAAAAGAATCCAAAGATAAAGTATTATCAATTACTGACCCGTACAAAATTATTCCATGTTTTATTATCGAATGTAACACGTGTTTAGATTTTTTTGATATTGACATGTCTAATTATATTTATCGAAAATAGTTTTTTTTATATTTCTTTAAATAAAAATGAAATCAATGAAAAAAAATTGTAGTAGACCATTATCAAAAAGATGTGTAAAAAGTTGCAAATATTCGATCAGTAAAAACAAAGAAATTAAAGTTTGTAAAACTCGTTGTGTCAAAAAATTTCGTTCTAAACGAAAAAGTAAAAGAAGAAGTAGACGTCGTTATTAAGTTGTTTTTTTAAAATTTAATGCTTTATTATAACCAACTTTTATAAATTTATTTATATTACCTTCTGTTTGTGTTTCAGTACATGAAGTTGATAGAGTATTCGTTTGCGTTTCAATACACGAAGTTGTTATTATTTCTTTTTTATAATATTGTTCACATACTTTATCTAATATTTTTTCAAATTCTATCTGATTTTCTTCAGAGTTCCAAAGTTCTATATCACCTTCAAAATTCTTTATATAATTAAATATTAATTCATCATCCATTTATAAAAAGAAAAGAAATTTTATATTAGAATTCTTAATCTAGAATCATAGATTAAGAATTTAAAGTTATTTCACAAATAAATATTCGGTTTCATGAAATCCAAAACCTGAATCTGTAACTGCTAAACCTTTAAAAATAATTTTATTACAACCATTAAGTAAAAATGAAGGTGCTTGCCATTTAATTCCATAATAATACATATCTTCTGACAATTCCTTATTATGAATTATACCAACATTATTCGGACCACATGCACTAAATGGTTGCATATTAGCACCAAATGTAAGAAATTTACCAACACGATTCATTTTATTATCTTCTGCATAAATCATTGCGCCAACTATAGGCAATCCAGATTTACTAACTAATGTAATGTCAATAATTTCTGATGGTATTATATAATAATTATTACCACTTGTTTTATTAACTGTAATTAAGTTTTTTTGAGGTATTGTTGAATTCTGCTGATGTATATTTGCAATAACTAATTTTTTTTCTTCTGATTCAAAAAAACTTAAAACACCCCCAAGAGATTTTGGATACCCGTCGTTTGGTACACCACATAAATAATGTGGTAATAAAGTTCCATTTGAAAATCCGTATATCATATTCGGTAAAGTTAATAACATACAAACTAAAATATTTTTCATTTTATTTATAAACTCATATTTTTAAATTAATAAATACATATTATACGTATACACAAAATATAATACTATTGCTGTAATAAAAAAGCTGTAAATAAAATTCATGAAAAAATTTAAACATAAATATATTATATATCCTATTAAAAAAAGTATACCATAATTAATAGCAACATAAGCTATTTTTTTAATAGTATCTATTACTGTATTTACACCAGTTACATCGCCTAATTTTTTTAAATTTTCATCAACAACTGTTTTTAAATCATTTTTCATATCTGCAAATAATTTGATATTCCCACTTTTACCATTTTTATCTAATTTTTTTTGATATTTTAACATTATCACAGTATTATTTTTTTCACTAGATGTTATTTCATATTTACCATTGAAATTAATGTCACTGTTGGTAATTTCAACTTGTTCTTCTTTATAAAATTTTAAGTTTTCTGGATTTTCTAATACTAATTTAATATTATTATTATTATCATTTGATATTTCTATTAATTTGAATATTTTTTCATTACGTTTATCAAATTCTTTTTTTGATTTTTCATATGTATCAATTCCAACTATTCCTAAACCTACTACTGCTCCTACACCTAATAATCCTTTCCCTAAATTTTTTAGTAGCTTACTTGTTTGTTCACTTGCTTCTTTAAGTGCTTTTTCACTTGCTTCTTTAAGTGCTTTTTCACTTGCTTCTTTAAGTGCTTTTTCACTTGCTTCTTTAAGTGCTTTTTCACTTGCTTCTTTAAGTGCTTTTTCACTT